TATCCGTTCTTTTTCAAACCGATTCAAGACGGTATGGATAGACCTAAGTCTGAGCTTGCTTATAGGGTTCCTGCAAGTAAGTTTACGCGTAAAAAGATTATTGCAAACGAACAGCAGGAAGACTTGGTTGGACTTGATACTACTATTGATTGGAAAAATACAGGTGATAACAGTTATGACGGAGAAAAGCTTCAGCTGTTAGTACATGATGAAAGCGGTAAGTGGGAAAGACCTGATAACATATTAAACAACTGGAGAGTTACAAAAACATGTTTACGATTAGGTAGTAGGATTATAGGTAAATGTATGATGGGCTCGACATCAAACGCATTAGACAAAGGTGGGGAAAACTTCAAAAAATTATACAATGCATCCGACGTTACTAAACGAAATAGAAATGGACAAACAGCGTCTGGCTTATATTCTCTTTTTATCCCAATGGAGTGGAACTACGAAGGATTTATTGATGAGCACGGAAGCCCAGTCTTCAATACTCCGGATAATGAAGTCTACGATCCACATGGGGAATTAATAGACGTAGGTGTAATAGATAACTGGCAAAACGAAGCTGATGGTTTAAAAGGAGATCAAGACGCTTTAAATGAATTTTACCGCCAGTTTCCAAGAACTACTGAGCATGCTTTTAGAGATGAAACAAAAAATAGTATATTTAACTTAGTTAAGATATACGAACAAATAGATTACAACGAAGAAATGTTTAGAACACTAGGTATTTCAACAGGTAATTTTCAATGGGTTAACGGTGTAAAAGATTCAAGCGTTATATTTTATCCAGATCCAAAAGGTAGATTTAAAATAAGTTGGGTACCACCAACAAATATACAAAACAAAGTTATAATAAAAAATGGTATTAAATGGCCTGGTAACGAGCATATGGGTGCTTTTGGTTGTGATAGCTACGACATATCAGGAACTGTAGACGGTAAAGGTTCAAAAGGCGCTTTACACGGATTAACTAAGTTTAGTATGGAAGATGCTCCAGCTAATCAGTTTTTTTTAGAGTATTTAGCAAGGCCTCAAACTGCAGAGATGTTCTTTGAAGACGTTCTAATGGCGTTAGTATTTTATGGGATGCCTATACTCGCAGAGAACAACAAACCTCGTTTATTGTATTATTTGAGAAGACGTGGTTACAGAGGTTTTAGCATGAACAGGCCAGATAAAATATGGAATAAATTATCTACGGCTGAAAAAGAAATAGGTGGTATACCAAACTCAAGTGAAGATATTAAGCAAGCTCATGCCGCTGCAATTGAAATGTATATTCAAGGGCACGTGGGTATGAATGCTGAAGGTCAATTTGGTAGTTGTTATTTTAATGATTTGCTAAATGACTGGGCTAAATTTGATATAAACAAAAGAACAAAACACGATGCTTCTATAAGTTCTGGTCTTGCTATAATGGCTTGTAATAGGCATTTATACAAACCAAATGCTACAATAGAAAAACCAAAACTAAATATAAATATTGCTAAATATTCTAATCAAGGTAATATGTCTAAATTAATTAAAAAATAAATATGGCTGTAAAAAGTTATTTCCCATCTCAAGTTGTAAGTGACATTGAAAAAATAAGTTACGACTATGGTTTAAAAGTAGCTAAAGCTATTGAGGCTGAGTGGTTCCACACTGAACGAGGTAGCAATAGATATAGAACTAACCATAACAACTTTCATAATCTTAGGTTATACGCTAGAGGTGAACAATCAATACAAAAATACAAAGATGAATTATCTATAAATGGTGATTTGTCTTATTTAAATTTAGACTGGAAACCAGTACCTATTATACCTAAGTTTGTAGATATAGTAGTTAATGGTATTGCTGAAAGAACATACGATATAAAAGCTTACTCGCAAGATCCGTATGGTATAAAAGAAAGAACTGAGTATATGGAAAATATACTTAGCGATATGCAGTTAAAAGATTTTGACAACTTCACATCTGATCAGTTTGGTATTAATACTAGAGAAAGTGATATACCAAAGCTGCCGCAAACAGAAGAAGAGTTGCAGCTACATATGCAAATATCTTACAAACAGGCGGTTGAGTTAGCTGAAGAACAAGCTTTAAACGTTTTATTCGAAGGTAGTAAATACGAGTTGATTAAAAAACAATTTTATTACGATCTTACGGTGTTAGGTATAGGTGCTGTTAAAACAGATTTTAACACAAGCGAAGGCGTTACAGTTAATTATGTAGATCCTGCAGATTTAGTTTATTCATATACTGAGTCTCCATATTTTGATGATATATATTATGTAGGTGAAGTAAAAAATATACCTGTAAATGAACTTGCAAAAGAGTTTCCGCATTTAACACAAGAAGATTTAGAAGATATAATAAAAAACAAATATTACGAAAAAACAAACTATAATCAAGGTTATAATTATAGTGAACAAGACACAAACAAAGTTCAAGTTTTGTATTTTAACTACAAAACATATATGAACGAAGTTTATAAAGTAAAAGAGACTGGTACTGGTGCTGAAAAAATATTAGAAAAAGACGATACATTTAATCCACCAGAAAATTCTGATAACTTTGGTAAATTGCATAGATCGATAGAGTGCTTATATGATGGTGCTATGGTTTTAGGATCAGACAAGCTGTTAAGATGGGAAATGGCTAAAAATATGATGAGGCCAAAAAGTGATTTTACTAAAGTTAAAATGAATTATGCTATTGTAGCTCCGCGTATGTACAAAGGACGTATAGAGTCTTTGGTGCAACGTATTACTGGCTTTGCTGACATGATACAGCTAACGCATTTAAAGCTACAACAAGTAATGTCTAGGTTAGTGCCAGACGGTGTTTATTTAGATGCCGATGGTTTAGCTGAAATAGATTTAGGTAATGGTACAAATTATAATCCGCAAGAAGCTTTAAACATGTTTTTCCAAACAGGTTCGGTAATTGGTAGATCATTTACAAGCGAAGGTGATTTAAACCCAGGCAAAGTACCTATTCAAGAAATACAATCAAGTAATGGTGGTGCTAAAATGCAAAGCTTAATAGCTACATATAACTACTACTTGCAAATGATTAGAGACACGACAGGTCTTAACGAAGCTAGAGATGGTAGTATGCCAGACAAAAATGCTTTAGTTGGTGTGCAGAAATTAGCGGCGGCTAACTCTAACACAGCAACAAGACATATATTACAATCAGGTTTGTTTTTAACTTCTGAAATGGCAGAGCGTTTATCACTTAGAATATCTGATATTATAGAATATTCACCAACAAGAGATGCGTTTATACAAGCTATAGGCGTGCACAATGTTGCTACACTTGAAGAAATAAGCAAATTATATTTGTATGACTTTGGTATATTTATAGAATTAACACCTGATGAAGAAGAAAAAGCAATGCTTGAAAATAATATTCAAATGGCATTGCAGCAGCAAAACATAGAGCTTGAAGATGCTATTGATTTAAGAGAAATAAAAAACATAAAACTTGCTAATCAATTGTTAAAAATACGTAGAAAGCAAAAGCAAGAAAGAGACAGGGCTAATCAACTTCAAAACATACAAGCACAAGCACAAGCTAATCAACAATCTGCTCAAGCAGCTGCTCAAGTTGATTTACAGAAAAAACAAGCCGAAGCGCAAACCGACATGCAGTTAGAACAAATGAGAGCTCAGTTAGATGCTCAAAAACAAGCTCAAGAAGTAAATTACAAAAAAGAGTTAATGGCTTTAGAGTTTCAGTATAATATGCAGTTAAAAGGTGTAGAAACTCAAGGGCTTGCAAATAGAGAAAAAGAAAAAGAAGATCGTAAAGACGAAAGAACAAAAATACAAGCTACACAACAAAGTGAGCTTATAGATCAAAGAAAAACTAATAAACCACCTAAAAACTTTGAGTCTGCAGGTAATGATATATTAGGAGGTAACTTTGATTTAGGTAGTTTTGATCCTAGATAAAAATTATTAATTATTATTATATTATATTATGGCAAAAAAGAAAAAAGAAGAAGTAGTCGAAAAGGCTGCTGAAGACAACGTTACAAAAGTTGATCTTAGTAAAAAACAAACAAAAGAAGATGACAACGTCATCAAAGTAGATTTAACTAAAAAACCAGAAACAGATGCCGTTCCAGAGCAAAGCACAAGTGAGGTTCCTGTACGCGACGAATCCGAAGTTAGCGAAGAAGTACTCGAAGAAAACGTCGAAACAACAGATGAAAAACCTACCGGAGAAGAAGTCTCCGGCGCAGTTCAAGATGAAACACCCACTCTTGAAGAAGTAACTGAAGAAGAAGTTCAAGAGCAAACAGAAGAATTAACTGAGCAAGTTGAAGAAGCTATAGAACAAGCTCAAGAAACTGGTAAAGCAATACCTGAAAATTTACAAAAGGTTGTAGATTTTATGGAAGAAACTGGTGGTACATTAGAAGATTACGTACGTCTTAACCAAGACTATTCTAGTTATGACGACATGACAATATTAAGAGAGTATTATAAGCAGACAAAAAAACATTTGACTGATGATGAAATAACTTTTTTAATTGAAGATTCATTTTCTTATGATGAAGAAGAAGACGAGCAGAGAGAAATAAGAAAAAAACAAATAGCGTTAAAAGAGCAAGTTGCCAACGCTAAAAGCCACTTAGACGGGCAAAAGTCTAAATACTATGAAGAGGTTAAAGCTGGAAGCAGACTCACTAATGAGCAGCAAAAAGCAGTTAACTTTTTTAATAGGTATAACAAAGAAAGCGAAGAGAACAAAAAAATAGCGGACAAACAAACTAATACTTTTAAATTAAAAACTCAACAAGTTTT